CTGAAAAACCAGAACCTTCTACTGGTTGACGTACAAGGGGTTGTGTTGGCCCACCATAAACAAACTGTGTTGCACTGCCTTGTGTGCTGTACGTAGCAGAACCATACTGTGCAGCCACGTTAGCTGTGTCTAGTGGGTAGTTTGCAGGTCTAGCAGAATCTGTATCTTCATTGTCGTATCTAAGAATTAAGTCAGCATTAATGTCTGCTTCTGGTTTGTAGTTAATAATAACCCGTTGCATGTGCTTACGGATACCAGTATCACCAAAGCTCATGTCAGGACTTCTGTATCTACCTAAGATAGCTGTACCATCAAAGTCATTGCCTGATTCTTGTCTTTGTATAAAGCCTGTAGTGTCACCGTGAAGAACAATTACATCACCTGACTCAACAAAGGTATCCGTACAAGCTACCTGTATGCCTCTTGTTTCAGAAAACTCAAATGCTTCTTTCTTAAGAACACAAATAGCACCTTTAGATAGTGTTTGCCCTTGTCCATCTTTAGTGAAGAATATGCGGTATTGGGTCTTATCGGGTATAACTACGGAGTCAAACGATCCAGCATCTTTAATGTTTTCATCAAATACAGTTTGTATGTTTTTACTGATAGTACCCAGTTCAGTATCACCAATACGTGCAGTCGCAGCAACAGTACGTAGTCCATCAGGACCAAGAAAGATTAAATCACCTGCAAATTCTTGTACGGTAAAGCTGTTAATGCACCCAATGTTTCTAGTAACAGGTTGCACAGAAAAGTCAGAAGAACTAGAACCAGTAAGTTTAAATATCCTACTTTCACAAAAGATAAACAAGCTATCACGGAAAACCTTTAATGCAACTACTGTATCATCAACCTTAATACTACCTGCATTTTGACCACTATTAAACCCATCTTCATCAAACGGCTCACTAAATACTACCTCTTGTGGTGTAGTGGACTTACCACCATAAAACATATGGTTTCTATATGCAGCCACAACAGTAGCACCTGCTACACTACTATCACTAACATCTGCTGCTGTCATAGAGGTATTAAATATTACAGGAGCATTAACCCCGTCCACACAGATAATCTTTTCGTTACCGTCAAAGTTATATCTTTCAAAGTGGTACTTTGCAGCACTGGTTCTACCTGTGTCTCTAACAGTCCAGCTTTCTGATACTACATCAAGTTTAGAATGTGCTGCTGCAGTAGAAGATACAGCCCTAGTTACGCCTGTAAAAGTAGTAGATGTTTTACCTGTGTAAGTAAATATCTCTGAGTTAATCTGTAATGTGCCACTAGAAGAAAAACCTAATGTAGATGGTACAGTAATAGTACCTGATCCTGTCATGCTTGTATCTGCTGCAATAGCAATAGATAATTCAGCAGAAGCAGAACTAAATATCTTTTCACCTCTGGCTGCTAATACTTTATTGTCAAAGTTAGCAATCATTAACAGTGATTCAGAGCTAGAACTGGTGTGAGGTACAACAGCATTTACGTATTTACGAAAGCCACTAATACGTCTGTAGCCACCTGAAATGTCAGGCTCAAAGTTTTCTAATTGTAGTGCCTCTCCCGGCTGCATAATAAAGTTAGAACGGTTTAAAACTAAACCGCCCTCACAGTTAAATGCAACTGGCTGTGTCTGGGAACTATCAGGCACTAGCTTACTACCCCTGACATAAAGTTGACAGAGCCACGTGGTCTTAATACAACAGTAGACCTAACGTACTCATATTTATTAATTAACAAACTTTGCATATTCTTAATACCCTGCTCAAATCTAGCAAAGTTTAATTGATACTGTTGCATTTCACCACGATACTGATACACAAAAGCAGAGGCACCGTCTACAATTACAGGTGCAAACCTTTCAGGTATAGTAGTAGTATCTCCATGTGCAGAAAGATTAGCAGGAAATGTATAGTAATCAAATGTTAAAGTGTATTCTTTATCAGGAAATGGATAAAGTAAAAAATTATTATCAGGTGTACGAATAATACTTCTAGGTACACCGCCATTATCAAATTGAGCTACAAATACTCCATCTGCATGTGTAGCTGCAGTAGTGCTATTAGCACCACGTGTACAGCCTGTAAGATCATTACCTGATATAGCAGTATATGTTACTTGCTCACTACCAAGATAAATAGTACCAGATGCATCAAAACCTGTAGTAGATGTAAGAGTTAGCGTTGCTACAGAATCAGAATGTGAACCATTTAAAGTAGTAGATGCAATGTCATCTTCTTGATTGGCATACTCATTCTGTATATATTCATTATAGTTTAATGTACTAAGATTACTACCCGATGCATTAAAGGTAGTACTTTTCTTTATCCTAGCTGTATTGTAGTCTATTGATTTAGTACTAGTAGGCACAGTATATCTAACTTTTCCCGGCACTAATGTTTCTGTATTAGTAGCGTGATTAAAAGAATACCCAAACTCACGTTGATTAATATATCGTATAGCTTCATTTACTGCATTTTTACATTGTATCTGTACACCCCTAGCACTAGTAAAGTTACTAGAGGTAAGCTCTACTTCGTTCATACGAGTGATGACATTGTTAGCTAATGTTAAATAAGTAAGAGCCATTATAATTCCTAAATAGATTTTTGCCCCAAGAATTGTTTGTTGTATAAACTTGATGCACCAATGGGGCCAGCATATAGCCAGCCCCAAAGTATATAGGTTTATTAAATAAGGTCACGTTGAGCAACAGCAGCCTCAGTTTTTGCAGCCGAAACATCTGCAACTACTGCATATACCCGAAGGCGTCCAGTAGCAGGTGCAGCACCAGCAACAAGAACGTCAATGGTATCAGCAGCACCAACACATGCCAAAGCAGCAGCAGCAAACGTAGAAGCTGCGCCTGTATTGACAATGTTAGCTTCACCGTTAGTACCTTTTGCAAGGTATGTACCAGCAGCAGCAGTTAAGTCAGCCCCGTCAATAATGTCATCGCCACCAGCGAAGTCAATATCTGCAGTACAAGAAGTCGTGAAAGGTTTCATGATTTCTGCACCAGCAGCAACGATAACTGATTCAGCAGGGATTTCTAGTAGTTGAAAGATATCCCCGTTTGCGCCAGAGTAACCAGCGGCAACCATTGCATCAATATCTAAGATTGCTTCAATGGTCCGTACAGTATTACCAACATTAGTTGGAACAGCAAGAACATTTGCCCCAACACCAGCGGTATCACTGGAAGTCATATCATAAGTAGCCATGTTATATCTCCCTTACGCTGCGTTATAACGGGCAGTAACGATTGCTTCTGGACGAAGAATCTTCCTACCGTATAGATGCATACCACGAACAATGTCAGCAAAGCTGTCAGGGTCACGATATGTTTCTGTCTTATTGATCTGCTCGGCAGTTGCTACAGCAGAATCATGACCAGCTACGATAACACCGAAGTTAGTCAGTTGGTTGGCAGTACCTGAAGTACCCGGTCCAGTACCCAAAGAAGGCAAGTTAGACGAGGAATATACACGGAAGCCGTGGAAGTTGTTAATGGTAAGACCATTACGCAATCCACCTGATTCACCGAAGTCTGCATTCATGAAGCGTGAATCTTCATCAGCAAGAATTTCCATGAATACTGGGTCAACTACAATCCACCGTCCTTGTTTGTCAACTTGCTGTTGATCAAGCAAACGAGCCATACGAGCAACAACCATTGCTGGTGAAGCCGTAGCAGTTGGAAGTGCAGTAGCACCGGGCAAACGTGCAGCCAGAGGAATAGAGTGTGTTCCTGCAGAGCTTGTAGTAATGTTGCCGAAGTCATCCTTATGCAGTTGCATAGAGGACAGCAGTTCGTTAGAACCAGCAGTTGATACTGCTTTAGTACCGTTCACAGTAGTGTTCAGTGCATCAGCTTGTGAGTGCAAAGAAGACTGTTTGTAACCAGACATATAGCCAAGAACTTCTTGGTCATGTTGGTCAGCAAGACGGTATGCAGCACGATTGGTTGCAAGGTCCATGAAATTGACGTGGCTATGAGCTTCTTCAATGTCATCCATTTTGAAAGCAAAGTAGTTAGCTTTGTCAATGGTAAGAGAAAAGTCTTCATCTTCCAAGTCTTGCGCTGTGACATTTGTACCACGTGCATACTGAGAAACAGAAATTTCTGGTTCTTTAATAATTTTAACGGTGTCACCTTGTGAAGCAATCTCGCCAAAATAATCAGAGTTGGTGATATCACCACATACAGTACTCTTGCGGAAAGCAAGTTGTACTTTTTTGGAATAGATTACGGGGCTAAAATTACCATTTGGTAAATTCCCATAACCTGTTGCTGTTGTAAAAGCCATAATTAATCCTCCTATAAAGTGTAGGCTTTGTGAGCTAAACACAAAACATAAGAGGCTGTAATTTTCTAGGGTGCATTTACGGCCTAAAGTAAAATCAATCATTTTACGGTTTAAGGTAAATGGGCCTATACTTAAACAGGTAAGTCTTATTCTTTTTTTGTTTAGTTTGATTGGGGTTAGTAGGGAAGGTAGACCATAATGGTGGCTTCTTTTTACTATAC